CCGGCGACGCTGGGGTGTCCGGCAACGCTAGGGTGTCCGGCGACGCTGAGGTGTCCGGCGACGCTTGGGTGTCCGGCAACGCTAGGGTGTCCGGCGACGCTTGGGTGTACGGCGACGCTGAGGTGTCCGGCAACGCTAGGGTGTCCGGCGACGCTGAGGTGTACGGCAACGCTGACTATTTACTAATTGGGCGTATTGGTAGTAGGTTTGACTTCACTACGTTTTTTAAAAATAAAGAAAAAGGTATTACAGTTTCTTGTGGTTGTTTTTTGGGAACTATTGCTGAATTTAGGGCTAAAGTTAAATCAACACACGGCGATAATAAACACGCAAAGATGTATAACATGGCAGCAGATATGGCAGAGTTACAGATTTTAGGCGAAGAACATTTTGACAAACTGAATACTAATAAGTCAGAACCATTTTGAGGTGAGATTATGAATTGCGATATATGCCATAAGGATACAACGGCGGGTAGTCACGTAAACAGAGGTCGATATTTTGAGGTGCATATTTGCCCGAACTGTTTGATGTGGTCAGATGATCCGCGGGCCGGGAAGGCACGGGAGACAATTCAAAACTTCGAGAATTTGAGATCTTTGGAAGATATTAGTATAAGTCATGAAGGGACTGAAGCACAATGACTAAGTGTGAAACAGTATACACATTATTATTTATCTTTGCTGCAGGTTTCCTATGGCAGCTCGGTTGTGCTTTAGCTGAGGTTTTTGTAGAGTGGCAGATCTGGCGATAAGTTAAAACGGCCGCGCATACTAACTATATACAAGCATAAAGGGAAGTATACCCCTGCGGAGGTGATTAGCCCGTAGGGGGCGGCCTTTTAAATATAAGGAGTTGGAAACTATGAAACCAATAAATATAAAAATTATGATGGCGCTAATTGAAAAAGAACCAGGCGATCAGTATGTACCAGTATTGAAACCAGTACTTATGCAGATACTGACTGAACTCAAACATCTGCGTCGGAAGAATAGCCAGCTCGGTGGGAAAGTAGCTCGGTATCGGAGAGAAAAGGAAGATCTTGAAGATGCTTTGGCGATGTACCAATGACGACGTGGAATGAACTGCCGGCACACCTTGTAAGTAAAATACGTTCGGACAGCGTAACGGCGCCGGCGAATTTACCAGGGACAGAATCCAAACTGAAATATGGCAATAGAGTTACCGAGGTAGACGGTATCCGTTTCGACAGCGAAAAAGAAGCTGACTATTACTGGCAGTTACACTGGATGATGCGCGAAGGTACAGTAAAAGAGGTTGAACTACAGCCAAAATTTGTTTTACAGCCTGGTTATAAGAGAGACGGTAAAAAGATAAGGCCGATTATTTATCGAGCTGATTTTAAGGTGACGGAAGCTGACGGGCATATATATTACGTCGATACGAAAGGGATGCGGACGCAGGTGTATATGATCAAAAAGAAGATGCTGCTATATAAGTACCCGGATATTGACTTTCGAGAAGAATAGGAGATGTTGAAATGGCTGAAACGGAACTGACAAAAGAAATTAAAAAAGCGCTGTTGTATTATGCCAAAGCTGATCAGGCTGGCGTATATGGTTGCTATGAAGTTTGCCTGGGTGCTGGTTATGGTGATGAATATGTAGATTTTATGACTATGAATAGTAAAAATGAATTCAAATCGTATGAAATTAAGGTAAGCTTATCGGATATGAAAAGTAAGGCAAAACTATCTTTTTGTGGCAATTATAATTATTTAGTTTTACCAACAGAGCTTTTGTATAATCCGAGTGCAAAAGAAGAAATTTACCGCCATATATCGCATGGTATTGGGATACTGGGATATAATCCGGAAAATGCTAAGATAATAGAATTGAAGAAGTCAGGACATATGACGCTAAACATCGGCCGTAAAGTTGAGCTTATGCACTACATGATTCGTAGTTTGAGCCGATATCCCGTTAAATTAGCAAAGGCGGTGGAGTAGATGAAAGCGTATTGCTGTAAGGAGCGTGACGGTGATGGATACGCCGTTATTGTATACGGAAAAACAAGAGGTCAAGCAAAACGAGAAGGGGCTAGCGAATTGGATATTGATTTTTTAGATGCCAACGTTAGCCGATTACCGTGGGCGGACGAATACGGCAGTATCAATAATCTTCCGTTAAAGGTCTACTTTGAAAACGGGTGGTTTTGTGAGTGCTGCAAGTGCGGAAGGCTTATCGACGTTGATAGTGAGTATCCGGAAGGTACTTTGGGAAAGTTTGACTATTTGTGTGACGAATGTAGAAAGGCGGTGTAAATTATGAAAAATCTTGAAATCAAGTACGTAGGCTGGTGCCATGAGTGCAAATGCCTAGGAAGTTTTATTTGTGGTAACTGTAAGCCTAATGAGAAATACAGTTTTGCTAGACCTTCTGAATTTATGCCTAAGGACAAAAAACGTTGGGTAAGAATGGAGGAATAAAAAATGAAATACTTAGACTATTGTTATTTATGCATTAATAACAGAAAGGACAGTGAGTTGAGCGAAACCCCAGAATGTAGCAACTGTATTCAGCTTACTGTTATGTCTATGCCAACTAAGTTTAAATCGCGTAGGATTACTTGGGCTGACAGAACGGAGCTAGAAAAACATGAAAATAATTAAATTGGCTAACGTAGTAGTACAGATACACGTTAGAGATGAATATTCAAAGCAGAGAGTACTATATTGTCCGTGGGTTAATTGCAAGCATTATAGTAATGGGGAATGCACTTATAAAGATAGTTATGGCTATAATTGCTGTCGCTTTGTATTAATGAATGGACAAACTTATTGCCAAGGCTATGAGAGGGACGAAGAGCATGATAGCAATTAAAGAAATGGATATGCCTAAGAATTGCTTAAAGTGTCCTTTTATAGATGAAAGAGGGCAGTATTGTCAAGTTAATGGCAAAGCATTAGTGCCTAATATTCTTTGTATAGATATCGAGGGCGCACGAGAGAATTTTAAGGTTTTAGAAAGCTGTAGGAATACAGATTGTCCATTAATTGAGATAAAGGATGGTGAAGAAAAATGAATCAATTGTTTATAAGTGTTACGGTGCTTTGGATGATAGCTTGTTTTGTAATGAGTACAATATCTAAATAGGAGCGTGAAGAAAAATGACAAAGAAAGAATTGATTGAACTACTAGAAGAATACCCGGACGACGCAGTTATCGCTTGTTTGGGAAGATTTTCAGAAGGCTTGTTGATTTTTCGGGCGAACGACGTAATTTTTAACAAATATAAGAATGAAATTTGCATTGTAAGAAATTGAGAAAGGTGAAGAAAATGACTAACTTGGAATATATCAGAACTTTAGATGCGAAAGGATTCATAAATTGGCTTGAAAAATTTTACAGATGCGATTGTTGCGTCAACACTGACAAATGTGAAATGCACTCCAAAGAAATATGTGACGAAGGTCTTGAAAAATGGTTTGAATGTGAGATGGTGAATAGATTATGCGATTAATAGATGCAGATGCTTTAAAGAGAAAACCTGAATTGCTCTACGGCTTAACGGCAGCAATCACGGAGATTCAATTTTTAATAGAAGAAGCCCCTACAGTAGAAGAACGTAAGCATGGGCATTGGATTGAACACCCTGAACACCCCATCGGTGATTGTAGCGTGTGTGGTGAGCGTGTACCGATCTACAGCGGCAGTAAAAAATATAAAATCTGCCCTTACTGTGGGGCAAAAATGGACGGTAAGGAAGGTGAAGAAGAATGAGCGCATGTGATATTAAAATAAAAGAATTAAAGAAGCAAGGCTATATATCTGGCGTTATGGCTGGTAAAGAAATCATGGCGTGCATAGAAAGAACGCTGACCAAGGGAAAGTTTAACGAACGAAAGCTTTACCAATACCTTATGGATCATGCTAAAAAACACGTAATGGCAGAAGCGGTGGACGTATGCGGGACGATCCGCTGGTATTACAATAAAAATGATTTGCTGAATTGGATTGAAGATATGCTTTCAAATAGACGCTGGCTTGAAAGTAAATTTTCTAACAAGGAGTGAACCCGAATGAACATACTAAAGCTAGAAAGATCAATAGCTTTATTAAAACCAATCATCTGGAAAATGCCTATGAATGAGAAAAGGGATGCTTATATAACTTTATTGACGGCTGCTCAAAAGCAGATACCGCAAGAAGTAAATTTGGTAGTCGAAGAGCATTTTATACCAAACTGTCCTTTTCCACAACAAATACCTAAAGGCTGGGCATGTCCTGTATGCGGACGTGAGGTAGATGATGATGCTCATTATTGCAAATACTGCGGCCAAGCTATATGTAATGATTAAGGAGTATAGAGAAGGAGACTGATATGCTAATAGAACAGTATATTAAGCATGTAGAGCGATACTTTTGGGATCGTAAGCAAATACAAAAAGTTGTTGATGAAGAAAAAGAGCAGCGTACTGCAAGGAAAGGGCATACGGGCGGTGGGGGGCATGCTTTTATCAGTAATCCAACAGAAACAGCAGCATTAAAAAACATTGAGCCAGTACGTATGATATCGTTTGGATATGGACCATATCAGTCGATAATAATGAACCCGGAGCTATGGCTTGAAGTTGTCGCAGAAACCTATAAGATACATGAGAATCAGCTTACTGGTAAAGTTATGTATCAAAAATATGAAAAAAGGAAGCCGATGAAAATAATTGCAGAATTAACCGGCGTAAATAGAGATACCTGTTATGAATTTCGTAAGGAGTTTCTCCGAGATGCTGTTGGTTTGGCATTGAAAAAAGGTTTGATAAAATAAAAAAGTTTCCGACATATTACCTGTTTTAATGAGTTAAAATAGTATTGTAAGTTAGTAGGCTTACAACAACGGCATGAGAGACGGTAACTGTACGCGGCCCGTGAAGAAGCCCATAGAACGCAGAGCACCATATCTGTAGACTTGGGGTAGCCTTACCGTTGGGGTGAAACGTTCAAGCTTAGCGCTTGGACACTGCCCTGCCGTTGGGGTAATACAGCGGCAATAATGGAGCAGTACTCAAACGGCTAAGAGAGCAGTCTTGAAAACTGATAGGGCGTAGGGATACGCTGTGTGGGTTCGAATCCTACCTGCTCCGCCATACGGAAGGTTGGCGTAATCGGTAACGCAGCGCCCTGCTAAGGCGTCAGTCGAGCGATCGGCTTGCAGGTTCAAGTCCTGTGCCTTCCGCCAATTTAATCTACATAAATAATTCGGCGTTAAAAAACCGATAAAACACGGTGATATATATCAAAATTTAGTATATAGAATAAGAGGTGCGATGATGAACGATATTTGTATGGAAACTCCGAATTGTGATTGGGATGTAAAATTTGATGTAAAAAAGGGTTCGCTGGAAAACCAAATAGAAAATATTGAACGTCTTACTAGGATATTAAATTCAAGTGTTGAGAATACACAGTTGTTCATATTGGGCGATCCTAATAGTGGTGGTACTGTCTGTAAAGAAGCAGGTCTCGCTCCAAACGGACTAGAGAGAAGATTAAAGGATATTACTTCTAAATTAGACGAAATCGTATCAAAGAGCAATATAGTTAATAACACTTTAAGAGAAAAGTTAGGAACAATGACTATCGAATAACTTAATATAAAGGCACTTAACTTCGGTTAGGTGCTTTTTTATTTGCAAAGGTGGTGAGTATATGACAAAAGAAAGAACATTAACAGAGAAAGAAGAAAGATTTTGTCTTTCTTTTGCCAAAACAGCGAATGCAACTGCAGCAGCTATAGAAGCTGGATATAGCAAGAATTCTGCAGGAGTAACAGCGTCAAGAAAGCTAAGAAAGGCTAATATTAAAGCTCGACTGAAAGAACTTGCCGCAAGGAAAGACAAGAAAAACATAATGGATATAAATCAGCGACAGGAATTACTAACAAAGATCGCCACAGAAGAACCTGATCCAAATGCAAGGATAAGGGCAATAGATACTTTAAATAAAATGGATGGTCTATACATACAAAAGCATGAGGTCGAAATAAAGAAAAGCCTTGCGGCAATTATTGAGGAAATAGATGATGCTTAGTCAACAAGACGCCGAATTTTTGAAAAAGAAAATCCCACAATGGCGAAAAGATCCTGCTCGTTTTGTGAAAGAAGTATGGAGAGTTGAGCCAACAGATCAACAAAAGGAATTTCTACAGGCAATAGCTAAGCCGGGAGCTAAGGTTAGTGTTAAGTCTGGACATGGTACAGGAAAGACTACTTGTTTTGCTTGGATTATTCCTTGGTTTTTAACGTGCTTCGCAAAAGCTAAGATTCCTGTTACAGCTCCCACAAGCGCACAACTTAAAGATGCTTTATGGGCAGAGCTAAAAATGTGGTGGAATGCTATGCCAGTGCAACTGCATGATTTATTTGAATGGACTAATGACCATTTTACTTGTGAGACAGGGAGCTTTGCTATGGCAAGAACAGCAAGCAAGGATAGACCAGAGGCATTGCAAGGTATACACGCTGATAATATTTTGTTTTTGGTAGACGAGGCGTCGGGCGTGTTTGAAGAGGTCTTTGTAACAGCAGGAAGTGCTTTGTCGGCAGAAAATGCAAGAGTAGCAATGGCGAGTAATCCTACAAGAGTAACTGGTTATTTTTACAATAGCCACAATATAAATCGTCACTTTTGGGAAAAACTTACATTTAATGGCGAAGAAAGTCCAAGAGTTTCAAAACAGTATATAGAAAGTATTGCAAATGAATATGGACGAGACAGTGATGTTTACCGAGTTCGTGTTCTTGGTGAATTTCCTAATGCAAGTGATTTACAATTTATTAGCTTAAAAATTGTTGAAGAAGCTAAGAACAGAAATATTAGGAAAGAACAGTTTAACTTTGCGCCTACTATTATTGGGTGCGATCCAGCATGGACTGGACCTGATGAGTTGGTAGTTTACTTGAGGCAAGGCCTCTATAGTAAACGATTATATACTTGTTTAAAGAATGATAACGATATTGTTACAGCAGGTATTATTGCTAGATTTGAGGACGAATATAATGCTGATGCTGTATTCATAGACCAAGGATATGGAACAGGTATATGGAGTGCGGGCGAAACAATGGGCAGATCTTGGAATCTTATTGCATTTGGTGGAAAATCTTCTGATTTGGGTTATGCTAATAAACGGGCTGAGATGTGGGGAAATATGAAAGAGTGGTTAATTAATGGTGGTGTAATTGAAGATGATGAAATTTTAACTAATGATTTGATAGGCCCTGAAGCTGGTGTTAATTTAAAAGGACAAATACAGCTTGAATCTAAGGATGATATGAAGAAAAGAGGTCAACCATCTCCTAATAGAGCGGATGCATTGGCCTTAACTTTTGCCTACCCTGTAATTAAAAAAGAATGTTATTTGGGTAATAATAGGCAGCAGTCGTATGATCCGTTTGCCGGTATGTGAAGGGAGGTGAGACTATGCATAAGATTATGATGCAGTTACATGGTGGCGGCGGTGGAGGTGGCAGTGTTGAGCCTATAAAACAAAGCGCCCCTGGCAGTACAGCAGCGGCCACTATTGATAGTGCGACAGAGGGAGAGAGACAGAGCCTGCTTCAAAAACTCTCTAAAGCTCGTGGCAGAAGCTATACCAATAAGACTGGTGGGCAGCTTACCTCTGATAGTGTAAAGAAAATGTTGTTGGGAGAATGATTATGGATATCAAAGATATGCTGCGTGACAGCGATAAATTAAGACGAAAACAACATACTATCTCCCAGCTTTATACATTGCGCAGCCAATATGAGCCAACGTGGAGGATGCTAAGCCGCTATATAAATCCGACAAGGGGCAGGTTTGAAGAAGATATCCAAAGCACAGAAGGGCATAGACGTGACGAATACCTTATAGACCCACATCCCCAAAAAGCAGTTGGTAAATGTGCAGCTGGTATCCACAGTGGGTTGACATCGCCGTCAAGGCCTTGGTTTGAGCTTGGTTTGCAAGATGAAGAAAAAGCTAATTACCACGCTGTAAGGATGTGGTTAGATGATTGCCAGGAGATTATGAGCAGTATTTATTCTAAGAGCAATGCTTATAATATGCTGCAGCAGATTGAGGCTGAAATGGCTCAATTTGGTACAGGGGCTTCTCTGATGCTGGAAGACTACAATTATGGCATATGGATGCGGCCGTACACCTGCGGTGAATATGCTGGCGGTGTAGATGCAAGGGGAAGAGTTTATACGTTCGCTAGACGCTTCAGATTAAGCGCAGACCAAATCGTTAAAGAATATGGTATTGATAACGTATCGGAAAGCGTGAAATCTGCTTATAATGACGGAAATATCACAACATACTTTGATATTGAAATGCTTATAGAGCGTAATGATGATTATGATCCTAACAAATTGGCTTTAGGAAATTTCCCCTGGCGCTCGTATCACTATGAAAAAGGTGCTAATGATAAATTCCTGAAGATATCAGGGTTTAGGGAATGTCCGTTCCTCATGCCACGCTGGACCTTGATTGCAAATGGTGTATATGGCTCTGGACCTGGACATAACGCTTTGGGCGATTGTATGCAGCTGCAGAAGATTGAGAAGAATAAACTTAGGGCTATTGATAATGCTGCAGATCCGGCGATGGCATTTCCTGCTTCAATGAAGAAGCTTGACAGAATGCCAGGAGGACTAAATTTTTATCCTGATGGAACTGTACAGCAGGCTTATCCACTTGTAGACCCAAGAGCAAAGGCTTATGAAGGCATAGGAGCCTTGTCTCTGGAGAAACGGCAGTCGATATCTGAAACGTTCTATAACGATTTGTTTATGATGATTACATCTCAGGACGGACCTCAAATGACTGCGCGTGAGATTGCAGAGCGGCATGAAGAAAAGCTCCTGATGTTGTCCCCGGTACTTGAGCAAATGCACAATGAGGTTTTAGAACCTATGACGCTTCGCACTTTTGATATTTGCTTGAGACATGGGTTGTTTCCGCCTATGCCTGAGGAAATTGACAAAAGCGAATTAAAAGTATCCTTCATTTCTATCTTGGCTCAAGCCCAGAAAATGGTTGAAATACCTGCTATTGAGCGTACGGTTGGATTTGTTGGTAATCTTGCTGCTGCTCAGCCTGAAGTGCTTGATATCATCAATCTTGATGAAGCTGTACGAGGTTTCGCAGAATCTACTGGCGTCAAAGAAAAGATAGTGCGTGATGAAAACGAAGTAGCTGAACTTCGCAAACAGCGTGCTCAGGCACAGCAGGAACAAATGCAAGCTGAACAGATGGCTGCTGCTGCGCCTGCTGTTAGGGATTATGCTGATGCGGCCAGGTTGATGAGTGAAACACCTGCTAATGGTGGCAATGCATTAGATCAATTGCTGGGAGGCGGGATTTAATGAAAAACAAAAAAATGAATATGCTTGCACAACAAGCGCTGGACGACTTGGACGTTATTATGCGGACCGAGAACGGACGGCGTTTTATTTATTCCATTTTGGAAAGCACAGAGGTCGAAACAGCGGTTTTTTCAGCTGAGCCATACTTCAATGCTTTCTTATCAGGTAAACGTGCTGTAGGCGTTGATTTGTTAAAGAATATCCGGATGCTGAACGATGGACATTCTTTAGAAATGCTGATGCGTAATGAAGCAGAGAGCGCTAGACACCCTCCTGATTTAGAAGATGATGACCTTTTTAAAGTAGATAACGACATAGCGGAGGTAAGACATGAATAAGTTTACACAAATGTTTTTTGAAGCAGATGGTGCTGGTGGAGGCGGTGAACCTGCTCCTTCCGGTGACCCGTTTGTAACAGAACCTGCTCCGGAAGTTGAGCCGAGTGGAGAGCCAATGCCTGCAGGTGACGGTGACCCTGCAACTACACCTAAAAACGTATTTGATGATCCTGTGCAAGAGCCTGTTGTTCCTGACAAATATGAGTTCAACCTACAGGAAGGGCTGGAACTTTCGCCTGAACTGGAAGCTGATTTTACAGCGATTGCTAAAGACGCAAAGCTTACTCAGGAGCAGGCTACTAAGCTGATTGATTTGCATAGCAAAGTAGTTTTAGACGTTATGCATAAGCAGGAGGAAATTGTAGACGGTTGGACTGCTGAATGCCAAAAGCAGGGGCTTATTTCTCGTGAGAACATTGCTGCTGCTAAATTAGCTGTTAATACTTTTGGCGGTGGTGAGGCTATGCAGGTACTTGTAAATACAGGTGTGGCCAATCATCCGGCAATACAAAAAATGTTGCAAAATATTGGAGGCTTGCTTATGGAAGACCAACCGCCTGATGGGCAAGCACCTAAATCTAAGGAACTGGACGACGCCGAGTTGTTTTTCCCCGGCGGCGGGTTCAAATAAAAATATTAAGGAGTGGTAAATAATGCCAGATTTGACAGGTTTCGCAACCCTTCAAGACTTTGCGTCTCGTCAAGGGTTCGACAAAAAGTATCAAAGAATTATTGAACTGCAAACCAAAACAAATAAGATTTTAAAAATTATGCCGTTCAAAATGTGTAACTCTAAGGACTATGAGGAAGCTACATTGCGTTATTCTCTGCCGGAAGTAGCGTGGAGAATGATTAACCGCGGGACTAAGCCGAGCAAGTCTAAAACTAAGCAAGTATCTTTTACTTGCGGTGAGATGGAAGCGCTGGCTGAAATCGACGAAAAGCTTGCACGAAAGAATAATATGCAGGCTTCTTGGATGATGAGTGAGAATGCTGCTTTTCTTGAAGCAATGAACCAAGAAATGGCGACTACGCTTTTCTATGGCGATGAGAAGATCAACCCTGCAGGATTCACTGGTTTAGGCGCTTATTTTTACAGTAAGACCAATCAGGAAGATATTTGGGCAGACCAAATCATTGATTGCGGCGGCACAGGTGATAATCTGACTTCTGTATGGTTTGTAGGCTTTGGAGAGCAGCAGGTATACGGCTTGTTTCCAGAAGGCGATACAGCAGGTTTTACGCATGAATATTTGGGTAAACAAAAAGTAACAAATGATAAAGGCGAGGTATTCTTTGCTCATACCAATAAATATAATTGGTCCATGGGCCTTGCGGTTAAAGATCCTCGTTATGTTGTGCGTTTGGCCAATGTTGATTTAAAAGATCCTGCTACTACTACAATCTTCGACAAATTGATCGAGGGTTATTATCAGATTGAAAATCCTGATAATGTCAATTTGCAGATCTTCTGCAATAAGCAGTTTGAGGCTTTTATGGCTAAGGCTGCACGTAATGACAAAAATACTATGCTGTCTATTGATACAGTTGAAGGAAAACCTGTTGTTAATTTCTGGGGCGTTCCGTTCCAGCGTTGCGCAGCTATTCTGAATACTGAATCTCAGCTTGTTTAAAAAGGAGGAATATAAAATGGCACGTATTGATGCTCAATTATTGCTGTCTGAGAATCAGGCCGTTACCGGCGCAAGCGCAAACAGCAATGTTATTGATTTAGGAAGTACAGGCGGGTTTATGCATCCGCTGTACTTTGACGTAAAACTGACCACACCAATGACTTCCGGCAAGATTACTAAGGTTAAAGTACAATCTTCTGCAACTGAGGGATTTGATAGTCCTGCTGATGAGGTTGAGGTAAGTGTACCTGATTCTTTGATTCAAACAAGGGCTTGTACTGTGGCACAATTCTTTTCTCCAATCAAATACGGTAATCGTTATATTAGATTGGTTTATACAGCTAGTGAGGCTGTGGGCGGCAAGGTCTTTGCTTATATGACTGACGGCATTCAGGTAACTTTATAATGGCTACTTACAAAGTAAAGCGTAATTGTTTTACTTTGGGTCGTATGTATAGGCGTGATGATATTGTAATGCTTGCAGATAATATTAAGGTTCCTGAACATTTTGTGAAACTTAATAGACCAGCAGCAGTATCTTCCGGTAATGACGATCCGCGTTATCTCCAATATGAAGCAATGAACTTTAATGATTTAAAAGAATTGGCCAAAGAACAGGGAATAAAAACAAGTCAGAAATCCAGGGAAGCTATTATTAATGAATTAGTGGCACTGGCGCAAGATTAAATAAGCCGGGGGCATATGTCCCCGGCTTTCTTTATAACAGAGGTGAAATTATGGATAAGGTTGAGATTTGTAATATTGCACTTAATCATATAGGCGTAGCTACAATAGAACGGCTTGACGAAGCCAGCGAACCGGCACGAGTATGCCGTCGCTGCTATGACTATGTTAGACAGGCCGTGTTAAGGAAATTCCCCTGGACATTTGCTACAAGAAGTGTACAGTTAGCTGCTCTTCAAGATGTGCCTCCTAACTGGAAGTATGCATATCGTTACCCTGCTGATGCAGTATGCCTGAGAATGATGTATAACGAGCATTTTTGTGGTCTGCCGAGGGATAACCAATATAAAATCGTTTCGGATAAACAGGGAAAAGCTATTTATACTAATATCGGCAATGCCTGGATTGAATACACTGTAGATGTTACCGACGCAGATTTATATGATGCTCAATTTGTAGAAGCATTTGGATGGAAGCTCGCTGCAGAAATTGCTTATGCGTTGACTGGCAAATTGGATTTAACGCAGATGTGTATCCAGGCTTATAACGCTTATTTTGCAGAAGCCAGTTCTACTGACGCTGATGAAGAACATTTGCTGGATCCGCACATTGACAGATTAGCGGCAGCAAGATTTACGGGGGCATAATTATGGCACTCTATCAATTAAAATCAAGTTTTGCCGGCGGTGAATTGTCGCCGTCTATGTATGGACGTACTGATATTGCTAAATATGACAGCGGGGCTGCTGTTTTAAGAAATTTTTTCGTTCTGCGTTATGGTGGCGCTGCTAATAGACCAGGCTTTAAGTTCATAGCGCAGACTTATAATAATAAAAAGGCTGTGCTAATACCATTTATGTACAGCACAGATCAAAATTATATTGTTGAAATTACTGCTGGCAGATGCCAGTTTTATACAGATGGTGGTATTGTTGTTAAAGAAGATGGCACACCATATAGCATAGAAAACTTTTTTGCTGATAAAGATTTAGAAGATGCTGCAAAAATAAAATATACACAGAGTGCTGACGTGCTTTTCATTGTTCATCCGGCACATGCGCCGATGACACTTACAAGATATGGCAATTTAGATTGGCGCTTTGAGGCAATGGATATTACAGGCGGACCGTTTGATGAAACTAGGTATAATAATAATAGTATCATTACTAAAGTATTAGAATGGAGAAAACCAGGTGCATATAATATAACAATACCGTCTTCGGCGTTGTCAATAAATATTGAAATGGCTGGAGGCGGTGGAGGCGGTGGGGGGGGCATAGAAAGAAAAACTGAACATCTTTCAACCAAATTTAGTGGTGGAACAGGTGGAAGAGGTGCTTTTATAACAAAAGAAATATTAGAAATACCTTCTGAACCAATTTCTTTAATAGTTGGTGCAGGAGGTACAGGTGGACAAGGAAAACAAACTGGAATTGCTGGTAGTGCTGATAATGGTAATAGTGGTGGGACTTCCAGTGCTTTAGGAATCAATGCATTGGGTGGCGGTGGCGGAAAAGGTGCAACTGCTGATGATGATGGTGGTAATGGCACAAGTTATGGATCCGGTGCTCTTGGTGGCAATGGTGGCTATGGTAATGTTAGTGGTATGAGTGGTAATGATGGTTGGATTAGGCTTTCATACACTTTATCTATTGGCAATAATGCAACAGTAAAAGCTTCGGAGGTGTATGGTGACATAACCCTGACTGCTTCTTCGGCTATTTTTTCCAAGGGTGATGAAGGGAGTCTTTTTTCTCTAACTCACTTTTTAGAAACAGATTACAAAAAAGGGACACCAATTAGTACAGGTGGAGATCTGCAGGTTAGTGTATTACCGAAATCCAATGTCTATGTAGAAAGTTTTGGTTTTTGGGATGGTAATTTTAGTTTGGAAAAATATGATCCTGTTTCTTTACAATGGGTAAATGTGAGAACACAGAGCGGGAACAGAAGCCAGAATTATAGCTTGACTGAGGAGAACACGTCTGAAAGTATTGCCAGTTACAGAGTTACTTCTACTGAATTTAATACAGGTGTTTGGAGCGGTGAAAACGAGAAGCAGAGAGGCTATATAACCATTCAAAGCATTGGAGGAGATTATACGGGCCATGTATTGATCACCGAATATGTTAGTCCTACAGTAGTGAAAGGGACTGTAAAAAAACAGTTAGCTTCTACAGACGAAACCCGCGATTTTGCTTTTGCTGCTTGGAATGGTGAAAAAGGGTATCCTTCTGCAACAGGCTTTTATGAAGACCGGTTAGTATTTGCGGGAAGTAAAGGATTTCCGCAGACATTCTGGACAAGTAAAACAGGAGACTATTATAACTTTGGAACAAGCATTCCATCTGCCGATGATGATGGAATTACGGCCACTTTAAACGGTGGACAAATGAATGGCATTAAGGCAATTATAGCTTTTGGTGAAATGCTGCTGTTAACAGCCGGCGGAGAATTTAAAGTAAGTGGCGGCGGCAAAGCCATTACAGGAAGCAATGTTTTAAGTCAACCACAGGAATATAGGGGTGTGTCAGATGTTAATCCTGTCACTATCGGCAGCAGGATTATTTATGTGCAGCACCAGGGCAATATCATACGTGACCTTGCTTACAGCTATGATGTTGATAAATATACCGGTGATGATTTAAATTTATTGGCTTCGCACTTGTTTGAAGGGCATAAAATAATATCTATGACCTATCAGCAGATACCTAACAGTATTGTTTGGTGTGTGCGTGATGATGGTTTGCTGTTAGGGCTTACCTACATAAAGGAACAGGATATCTACGCATGGCACCAGCATACCACGGCAGGCGGGAAGTTTGTTAGTGTATGTAATATCGGAGGGTCAACAGAAGATAAGTTATATGCAGTAATTGAGCGTGGCGGGCAGTATTATGTGGAAATAATGGAAAGCCGTGATAAAAGTACTAATGTAGAGGATCAGTTTTTCGTAGACAGTGGTATAACCTATGAAGGAGAGCCGGCCGGTGAAATATCAGGTCTTGAGCATTTAGAAGGGTATACTGTGGCTATATTGGCTGATGGAAACGTACTTCCTCGGCAAACTGTAGAAAACGGCAAGGTTCTTCTTGGAAATAAATATAAGAAGGTCCATGTAGGGCTGCCTATAGATGCGGAAATAAAAACACTGCCTATAGATTTTACAGCTCAAGATGGCACATATTTAAGTCGGAAGAAACGAATTGCTACAGTTACATTATTACTTAAAGATAGCCGTGGTGGATTGTTTGGAATGAAGGAGAATGAGTTAGATGAATTTAAATGGCGCAGTAATGAAGCCTATGGGGAACCGATTAGTTTGCAAACAGGCAAGTTTAAAGTAACGATCAAGTCTGCTACTTATGATGAAACTCAGCAGATAATAATTAAACAGCCTGACCCGCTGCCGATGACTGTATTATCTTTGATTCCGGAAATAGAAGGGTAAGGTGTATTATGGCAAAGTATGAATTTGTAAAGCCCACAAGGGCAGATGCTGAGTATATAGCGGCTAATCTTAAACCAGATAATTACAGTGAACTATTTTGTGCTATTGGCCCTAACGCTCTTGAAGATATTTCAGATGGATTGAAGCACAGTGATGAAATCGGTTGCCTGCATATTGACGGTATACCCGCTGCTGTATATGGAGTGAGAAAAGCTTCGATAATGAGCGACGAGGGGCGCGTATGGTTGCTTATGACGAAGGAAATGGAGAACCATAAGGTATTTGTCGGAAGGCAGACTAAAAAGGCTGTAAGAGAGCTTTTAAAGAGATACGACAGGTTATATAACTGGGTCAACGTTGGAAATGATAATATAATGCGTTGGCTTAAATGGCTTGGCGCAGAAATACATGAACCAGCGCCGCATGGAGTTTATAATCTGCCGCATCACTTTTTTGAGTTTAGAAAGGATGATGAATAATGGGCGTAGCGGCAACAATAGGCGCCACTCTTTTGGGTGGCTTTATTTCGGGCAGAGCGCAGCAGCAGCAATATAACGCTGCCGCTCAACAGGCAGAGGTAAATGCTCAGATAGCGAATCAGAACGCAGATAAACTGCAGGCACAGGCTGAAGAACAGTCTAAGTCAAATACTATCAACGAAGAAAACAAACGCCGGCGTATGAACGCTATGTTAAGCCAGCAGAGGGCTAATATAGGCGCTTCTGGTATAACAGCTTCAGGCAGTGCGGCAAACGCTTTAGCTGATAGTGCGTATAATATGGAAACAGAGCTTGCTATTGAACGCTATAATTCAAGGCAAGGCGTTGAGAATATTTTTCAGCAGTCTACTGACCTTGTTAATCAACGTGATATCTATAATCAAAATGCACGCAATTACCGTAAAGCCGGTAAGCGTGCACTTATGAATAATATGCTTATGAGTGGATTATCCCTTGCAGGTAGTTTATACAGTCCTAAGAGCGCAGGAAAGCAAGGTGCTTCCTCCGGTTCTTCAACTCCTAGTGTAACAACAGGTGCTACATATCAATTCAACAGTAGTGGAACTGGCTATAGGCAAGGCAATTACAGTTATTTCCCGATGAAGCCGAAAACTTACTTCTAAAGTGAGTTGATAAAGAGAGCATAGTTAAGTAATACGGACTGTACTTGCATTAGTACGGACTGTACTTGCATTAGGACGGAATGTATTATATAATAAACGAAAAGAGATAGTTTGATATTGGCGTGTCAGCTCTCTCCTGAATAAGTTAAAACTTGAAAAGAGATAGTTTAACGTGTGGTAGCGTTAGCTCATCTCGTAACAAGAATGTGATTGAAAACGAGCCCGCGACCTTACGTTGGGCTTATTTTCTTGCTATTTTACGGCAAGAATAATGGTAGCCACGAGAATACCAAACGCTATCATTAGGGATAATGCTTGATATATGCTCATAGGATCACCACCAATCAGTTACGGACTGATAAGCCAACATAGTTAAACTATCTCGGACAACATTATAACACACCTTTAAGCGCTTAACAATTTGTTAAAGCGCTTTTTCTATATCCAAAAGGAGGCTAGAATATGGCAATCGACATTTTTCGAGTAGGTGCGCAGTTAGGAGCGCCGGCAAGTAAAGTATCTAATGTCCGCTATGATAACAGTGGACAGCAGGCTGTTGCAAGAGAATCATCTCAGACCGGTAGAATTATTCAGGCCGGTGTTGAGCAGGTAAGAGAGCAGATCATAAGAACCGACGTTCTGCAGGCTAATAATGAGTATGTAAAACGTACTAACGATCTAAGAATGCAGTTGATGCAGAAAAAAGAAAAAGGTGCTCTTGACATTGTCGGTGAGTATGAAGCTGGCGAAAGAAAGATACGCAGCGAGCTTATGGCTCAAAGTCCTCAAAGCGTAAAGTACGGCAAAGGTGCTATGTTATTTGATTACAGCACCCAGCAAACTGATAATGCTAATCGCAGGGTTTTGGGGCAATACAGAGCGCAGCAGTTTGAAGCCTGGCAGAATACTACTTTTGCTAATTCTATAAATAGTTCTGTTCAAAAGGCTGTTTTATCTCCTAATGACCCTGCAGTTATAGCCGATGTACAAAAAGAAATTGATTACGCCATAAATTCCAGATATGGAACATATGGAAGAGAAAGGCTTGATTTAGAGTATAGAAAATGGACTGGAGTATTAGGTCAGGCGTTGATAGACAGAAGTTATGCTAATGGCGATATAAATACGGCCGAAGCTTATGTTGAAAAATATGGTCCTTATATGGATCCGGGCGTAACGAGTGCCTATGCTAAAAATGTTTATGCTCGTAAACAAGAAGAACGGCTGTTTAACATGGGACAGAACCTTTATGCTACTTTTGGTGAGGATGAAGGCGCTGCACGTGATTATATCTTTGGCGATAATTTTAAAACAGAGGTTGATGGTAAGGCGATTGTAAAAGCAGCTAGTGCAGATATAGGTAATAATTATGGTGAGAATACTTGCACTATTAGTATCAATAGATGGTTGAGATCTGCTGGAGCTAAAGAAGGAAATACGTGGGCGCCAACCAATATGGAAGATGCAAAGGACAATGGAGTATTTTTTACCCAACGGAATCAGCTTCGAAATGGTGATATTGTTTATTGGGATTGGGAAGATAATGACGACAGCGATCATGTAGGGGTTTATGATGCTTCTACAGGAAAAGTAATTCAAAGCGGTACGCATGGAGTTGCTGCTTTGGATTTAGATCATTATAAAGTTTTAGGTTTTGCTCATCCGATAAGCGATGCGCCTACGTTGGAAGATAGGCAGAAGGCCTGGAACAATTATGTACAACAGAAAAATATTAATGATGCCATTAAAGCTAATCAGCAAAATATGATCATAAAAAATATAGAACAAAGATTATGGGACAATTTTAAAACAGGTATTATTGATTCGCAGGATATGAGAAATATGGTTTTTAGTGCTTCTGGTGGAGATGCGGATGTAGAACGGACGCTATTAAAATTCGGTGATGATTTAATAGGCATTCAGACAAAAGCTGCCGCTGCGGTATCTAATAGTGGCATTTATAAATCAATCAAGGATGCAATTACGAATAGCACTGTAACACCAGCCGAAGCAGTATCATTAATCAACCAAAACGCAACAGTCTTGGGTGAAGCAGATAGAAGCAGGTTATTGGCTTTTGCTAGAAATCAAGATCCAAGAAATAAGGATGTTGATAAACGTTTAGCTATTATAATTGATGAAACTATTGATGATAAAGTGGAACGCGGAGATTTGCAGGCTTTTCTGGATAATGCATTGCAAGATATTACTGACCCTGATGCAAGATTTGCGACAGGGAACGAAGTTCTAAAAGAGGCGTTTAAAAATCGTGCTATTTATAAAAGCTTCAACAGTAAGCAACTTGAATGGGGCTCTTTAAAGAGTAGCCTTTCACCTAATCTTTCCCCTTATATAGATATTTATCAAAAACGTAACGGCAATAATATTGATTTGGGAAGTGCAAAAACATTTTTTGGAGCTATAAACCCTAATGATTTATATCAAGTATCGGCATTGAAAAAAGTTACAGAAGAAAATAGGCCTATGGATATCCAAGAGCTCAATAAGCAGATTGCTGCTATAGCTTTGAGCAATGGTGTAGATGCAGCTCCGCATTTACTGGAGATGCCACAGCAGAATGAAACCGCAGTACAGCAAAATGAAAGTACTCCCTGGTTCAGTGATTGGGGAGCCAGCGAGCGCACTGGTTTGGCGGCAATGAATTTCAGTGATGCTATTGAATCTATCAAACAACGTCACTTAGCGGCATTAAGAGGAGAAATTAACGAGGAGTGGTAATATGGCAAGGTCTGTATTGTACGATGTAGCAGCGGCAGGAAAGTTTATACCAGACGATTTAAAGACTAAAGCATTACAAGGTGCTAATGCAAATAATATATCGCTTCAAATGGCAGCTCGTAATCCTGATTATTATTTACCTAAAAACTTTGATTATGACTGGAATAAATATGAGAAGATCGCACCAAGAACAGCAGAGGCGTTAAAAGACCCTGTGCTTATGAGCATTGCCGGTACTAAAGCTGCAGAATTTTGGGGAGAGCAAGAAAATAACTGGAAAAGTATTACAGCGCTGAAAAATGGTTTTAAGAATGTTGCTCGCAGCGGTTATGGTGCAATTGCATTGCTTGCTGATTTGGGTGCAGATAAAAAAGATGTTGACCTGACAACGGAATCCAAGGTTTTTAGCGCAGATACAATAGGACGGCTTTTGTATGCTGTCGGTGGAGATAAGCTAAAAACTATTGGTACAGAAGCCAAACGTATTGGTGGCAGTGAAATATTTAAGCCAGAAGAAGTAAAGGCTGAAACTGCGGCAGGCCAGTTTTATTATGACTTACTGCAGAATGCACCACAATTAGCGGCACAGGTCGGCGTTGCAATCAGTACAGGCGGCTGGAGTGCTGCTGCTTTTATGGGCAGTCAGATTGCAGGCGGACAATATTTAGATCTTACTGAAGCTGGGGTATCTAATGACAGAGCCAGAGCTGCGGCGTCTTTAAACGCTGTTGCACAGTCTGCTCTTGAAAAAGTGGGCTTGGGCAAAGTCATGGGAGCAGGAGCAAGAGCCGCTAAAATCGCAACTATGGGCGGTAAGGCCAAAGAAGTTTTTAAAACTGCATTGACAGAAGGCATTACTGAATGGATTCAGGAATACCCGGATGCTGCTGCTGAAATATGGGCTAAAAATGCGAATCTTTCCACTCAAGAGCAAATACTTAAATTTTATCAGGAATTTGGAGAAATCACTAAAAGAGGCGCTTATTCCGGTGCTATTGGTGCGGTGTTTGGTGGTCTTGGAGGTTCGGTAAGCATTGCCGTAGACCGTAATGCAAATAGAGTTATGCAGGAGCAGGCTGTACGTACTGCGGAAACGATGAAAAACAGTAAGGACGTAGATATTACCGCCAGCAAACTAGTACTGAACCAAACGACAGAAGAAAAGGCTTATGTAGATGCTGAAACCCTTTTTACATATGCGCAGGCAAATCCTAACCTGGATGTAAAAGATACCTTTGGTCTAGAGGTTTCTGAACTGCAGGCGGCTGCTGTTCGTGGTGAGGATATTGAAATGCCAATGGGTACGTATTGTGCGGCAGAGGCTCAAAATCCTGGCTTTTTCCAGGCTGTAAGCAATAACGCAGCTTTTGAACAGGGCGGTTATACAGAAGAACGCGCCAGAAATAAAAAAGCTCTCCAAAGCGCTTATAAAAAAGCGTTGGAGAACGACGAGGAATTTAGAACTGCAGTTGATACTTTTAGAAATGAATTGACCGAAGCGGGACTAAATCAAAAGGAAACAGGTGACGTCCTGGCTATTTTAACCAGCCGTGCTATGATTGCTAATCCTGATGACCCTATGCAGTATTTCAGAGATAACCCTTTAAGCTTCAAACGAGTTGTCAGCACTCCTAATGGCCGGTATATGCAAACTAAAAGTGCTAACGAAAAATTGCTTGAGGATGAAAATAACTTCGCTGCTAATATTGATAAGTTTATATCAGGAAAATTGGTAGATAAAACTATTAGAGTAATGCAGACACCTCTTGCGTTAGAAGTTGCTGGTGCTAAAATATTGCCGGTAGATATGTCTGTAGAAAATCTTGATAAAGTTTTAAATGGAAAACATAAAAGTGATATGTCTGCTGATATAGTGAAGCAGATACCTAGGGCATTAACTGATCCCTTAATGATATTTGATACCTATGATGGTAAGAATGGTGCAAAAAGAAAAATAGTTGCTCTAGATTTAAAATCTAAAAATGGAGCAACCATTGTAGTGCCTTTTGAGCTTGAAGTAGATAATAAAAGCAATAAATATGTTATGAACGAAATTATAAGCGCATATGGTAAGACTGACAATAAGACAGGCGAACCACGCTATGAATGGTTTGCTAAGCAAATTGAAAACGGAAAATTAAGATACATCAATAAAGAAAAAACCGCTAAACTGATTGAAAACGAGAAGCCCGAATGGCTCATGCCGTTTTCAACAGATAGCGGTTTTGTTAAGACTGACAAGTTGTTACAATCTCCTAGCAGCGATTCCGCTAGCAAAGGCAACAACCTTGGCAATCTTCTTAATAATAGTATACCAGATGAAAATGCACTCCGCAAGAGACGAGAAGAAATGCAGGGATACTACCAGACCGCTTTTCACGGAAGCCCACATAAATTTGAAAAATTTGATTTGGGATCTGTTGGCACAGGAACAGGTATACAGGCCCATGGATGGGGTTTGTATTTTGCTTTCAGCAAAAATACTGCTAAACGGTATAGGGATAGATTGAAAGGACGCCGTGATACATATACTGGCGAAGGCTCTCTAGTTGAGGTTGAAATCCCTGAAAATGATGTATTACTTGATGAAAATAAATCTATTGAAAAGCAACCGCCTAAAGTACGCGAGATTATTAAAGCTGAATTAGAAAGAATTGGTGGGAGTGCGAATAGCGGCAGAAGCTTTTATAAAGAATTAATGTTTGAAATGAAAAGGAGGGGGGCGGAAAATCCAGCCAGAGCAGCATCTGAACATTTAAATAAATTAGGGATAAAAGGCATTAAATATGTTGGAATGGTAGATGGAGAATCATATGTAATTTTTGACGATCAGGCAATAAAAATAATAAACAGTTATAATCAAAAAGTTAATAACGATAAAAAAGGCGCTATCACCTGGGACGAAGAAGGCAAAGCAATTATCAGCCTGTTTGAAGGTGCTGATATGAGCACTGTTATTCATGAAGCTGTCGGACATTACTTTATTGAGAATCTCATGCGTGAAGGGGCTCTCCCTAATGCTACAGAGCAGATGAAAAAAGACCGTCAGACTATGCTTGATTATGCAGGTGTAACTAAAGACTGGGATAGCTTGTCGCAGGAAGAAAAAACAGCAGCACATGAACGCTGGGCAGAGGCCGCAGAAACTTATATGCTTGAAGGCAAGGCACCTTCAAAAGAGCTGCAGCCGGTATTTAACAGGTTCAAAAAATGGCTGCTTGCTGTTTATAACGCCGTTTTTTCGGATAAGCGCAGTAAAAATGCTGTTCCAATCAACGATGAAGTAAGGCAGGTTTTTGACAGGATGCTGGCAAGTGAAGAGCAAATATCAGAAATGGAGCGTATTGACGGTTATTTTTCTGCTTTGCCAGATGTTGTGTTAGATGCACTTTCAGAACCACGTAAGCAAATGCTGCGTAATTTTGCTGCTAAAGCTCACGATAAGGCAGTACAGTTATTAACAAAAGAAAGCCTTGTTAATTTCAATCAGGAGCGTAAAGACCGAATTCAAAAATATCGTGAAGATGTAGAGCCGCAGGTTAAAGAAGCGATTGCAAAACAGCCGTTATATATGGCTTCGGAGCAGATACTTGATATTGCATCTGATTTAAAAACGGCTAAGGGCATAGCTAACAGATATTTAGAAGGTAATTTTGATGAAAGTAAAATGGCAACTTTTGATATGATAGCTGAAGCTAATGGTTTTACTTCCGGTGACGAGCTGGCTAAAACGATTATGTCAGAACCATCTTTTAATGGTGCGGTTAACAGACATATTGATGAAATGGTGCAAGACGCCTTTCCTGATATTTACAAAGAGAGAGGGCTTGCTGAAGAAGCTGCACGTGATGCTATGTATAATGACGAGAGCGGTCTTTTGATAAATACAGAAGCACAGCTTATTGAGGATAAAGCACAAGGCTTGTTAAAGGGTCAGCGTGATGCTGAAACTCTTAGAAAACTTGCTGTTGCACGCAAGCAAACAGCTAAAATCCAGGCACAGATGGACCTGCAGAATAGAGTAAAATTAAAGGAGGCGTTGAATACCCAAAAGTATATTACTGCAGAAAGAAACGCTGCGGCTAAAGCTGCTGTGGCATTGGAAAATGATGATTATTCTGCTGCGGTCCGATATAAAAACGTCCAGGCGTTTAATCATGCTTGTGTAGTTGAAAGCGTAAGACTGCGTAATCAGTATGCTAAGTGGCAGAATTATTTCAGGAAGCAGGCTAAAGCTAAAAGGGAAACGTGGGGTAATGAAAGAAACTTTATTCAAGCAGCAGCAATTATGGAAAGGTTCGGTTATAAGCGTAAAGATTATTCTGATTTTGAAAAGACAGAAACTTTATCAGACTATCTGAATGATATGGATGATCTTTATGACAATGTTGCAGTTGCTGATTGGATAATGGATGAGGATGTTAGCATTACAAATCCTCGTGAACGTATGACGGCAAGTCAGCTTGAAGATGTAGTAAACGCGCTTAAAAATATCAAAGCGATCGCTAAACAGGAAATGAGTATCAATGCTTTACAGAAAGGTGCTACCTATGCTGAATTTAAAGCTGAAGCACAGGAAACACTTAATAAACTGAAAACTATCTGGAAACCGCAGGTTGGCGTTGCACAGCAGCCTACAGTAATGGAGAAGCTAAAAGCATCTTTGCGCAGTACGGACAATCTTTTTGAAATGATGGACGACTGGCAGTATGGATTTTTCAGCAAACATTTTGGCGCAGCTATTCGAGAAGCAGCCGATAATGAAACAAGAAAAGTTTTAGAATATGAGGAAAAAACAGCGCAGGCTTACAGGGAATGGCTGCCGGATAAAGCTGCAGAAAAGGCGGCCGATTATCAGGAAAAATATGATGAGCTAGGTACTTCTGTAGATAAGCACGTTTTAGTAAAAATGCTTATGAATTTAGGAAACGAGAGCAGTGCCAGAGTATTGTGCAGCACTAGACCGGTAGGCTTTGAAAGTTCTGCCTTGTGGGTAGATAGCGATATCGTACAGACTAAAATCAATTTACTTGACTTCTTAGGGCGTAATCTTACTGAAGCGGATATAAAATATGCACAGGCTAAGATAGATATTGCAGAGATGTACTGGTCTGAAATGGAAGCTTTTGAAACTCGTTGGACAGGTTTTAGTCCTAAGAAAGTAGAAGCGTCGCCTGTAGAGCTGACGTTATCAGACGGCAAGACTGTTGTTATGCGTGGCGGTTATTTCCCGCTGATGCGTGACGGTGATACTGGTTCTAAACACGCTGGGCAAGAAGTTATTTCTGATACTGACCCCAGACAAGGCCGCAATATTAGAACAATGAGCACCAGACGAGGCCATTTAAAAGAACGTGTTAAGGCTAAATATCCTGTTAATCTAAAACGTGGAGCAGAGTTTAATGTTGCTATGGATGCGATACATGATCTGTGCTTCCGTGAGGTTATGGGCGATTTCCGCAAAATTATGAACGATCAGGAAATGTATACTCTGATTAAAGAAAAATTAGGCCTGGCCGATTTCTCCGCCTTTAAAGAATATCTTGAACGTGCGGCAAATCCTCAAGGTACTAACAGCGGTTCTGTTGGTGAAAGCTGGATGGGCAGTGTTGCTAATTGGCTTAGGGCTCGTACTGTAAATGCTGCTATTATGCTTAACCTTAAAACTGCCGTTCAGAACTTGGGTAATCCCTTGCTTTATGGTAATGCTGTAGATGGTTTTGGATATAGTGATGTCGTTGCCGCTGTGAGCAATTACAGTATGAATATGCAGCTTGCAGAGGGCTATAAATCGGCTAAGGAATTTGTTTACAGTAAATCCCCTTGGATGAAAGAAAGGTCTGTGCTTCCTGATATTTCCCTGCGGGATATGAAAGAAATGGAAAGCCTGAATCCTATAGAAAAGAAAGCTGTTGAATTTGGCACAAGATTGCTGGTTGCTACTGATAATCTTTCTGCTATTCCAGTATGGATGCAGGCGTATGGCAAGAAAATCAGGGCTGGTGCAGGCGAAGCAGAAGCTGTGGACTTTGCCAATACGGTTATTAGACGTACACTTGGCAGCAGCAGAGTTACGGAGGTTTCACCGCTTTTGCGTGGCGGACCTATGCTTAAACTGTTTACTACCTTCCAAGGCTTCTTCAATACACAATATAATCAGTGGGCCAGAGAGTATAATATCTTCTTAAAAGAAAAAGACATAATGCGTCTTACTTCGTTTGTGGGAGCTAAGTTTGTAATGTTTGCTTTTATAAACTTGATGTTGTCGGCCGAAGATCCATTTGAAGAAGATAAGGATGAATATCAAAAGATATCAAAAGAACTGCTTACTTACCCTATGAGTTTAGCCGGACCGGTTGGACAGGTTGGTAATGCTATCTGGAGCAGGGCTTTAGGCATGCAGACTTACGGGTATAGAATGACTGCAGTACAAGGCACGATAGAGCAAATGGAACGTGCTGCCGGTAAGGTGCAAAAGGTTTACCAGGGCAAAGCAGATTATGACGAATTGGTTGAGCCTACTGCAACATTTGTTGGAACAGCATTAGGCGTGCCTGCACAATTAAACAAATTATTCTTTAACGGATATGATATCTTGTTCAATGATATGGCGCCGGAAGTTGGCGACATCTTTAGACGTCGACCGAAAAAAGAACGCTAAAATAAAAACACCCCCTCAAATTTGAGGGGGTTATATTTTCGCTTCTTTGTCATTAGAAGCTTCAAAATATTTAAAATCATCATCTAAAAAGGCTTTGTATAAATTTCTATCCCAAGATTCAACTAATAGGTCAAATGGCGAACTGCCAAAGTTTTTTGTTATTACTGGTGGTCTTGAGATAAACATAATTGAAAAATGAGTATTATTTATATCCAAAGAAAAAGTTTTAAGGAATTGGTTTGAGGTATTTTGACCTTTTCCATATATTTTGCTGATTTCTTTTTTTATTTTTTCAAATTTTTCTAATCCATCTTTTTCGTCTTTTACATCCAATCTGGCTGTTATCTTATACAATTTATTATCCAAAAAAGAGAGCTCTAATAAAGGCGCATCGTATATCAACGGTATATTATAATAAGAATTTGCATTTGTTTGAAACAAATAACTTTTATGTTTTGGAGATTTTATAAGACTGTTGGGATATTCATCATAATATATTAGGGTGGGTAAAGTTTTAATTTTTTCTAATGAATCACCAAAATTTAAGCTTTCAAACTTAGATGTGCTATATGGATCAACAACAAGAGTCGAGGGAGTGTGTATATTACTTTGAGGTATAGTATTATTTTGTTTTTTTTCAGTGGTGCATCCAAAGATAAATATGGATAAAAATATTATAAATAAAGTAATAATTCTTTTCATAATATTCCTTCTTACGTTTTTCACAATTATATCACATTTATGAACAAAAATAAAACAGCCCGTAGGCTGTTTTAAAGTTAAGGTTTATTAAGGTATTCTTCTATGAATTTATTCAAGTCATTATCTTGATTGTCTACTATTATATACAAATCATCAATAATAGAATGTTTTTTTGAATCTGTAATGAATTTAAACTGACCTGAAATAAAAGCAAAAAGTCCAATTACGACTTCACTGTCTCTGAAAAATTTGAAAAGCAAATAACCATTCTGTGAAATAGGATCAATTGCTGTGAAATATGATTCCTGTTCTAAAAAATCATAATCATTGAATTGAGGGAAAGAGCTCAAAATAAAATCATCTATAATAGGATGAGTGGAATTAAAATATCTGTCTTTGTCTAAATCAATTTGATTGCCGTTATCATCCAAGCATAAAATTGAACCTTTTAAGTCCTCTGGAATCGTTTTTATGAATGGAACACGTTTGACTTTAGGAAAGATATCCCAGTGAAGCAAAGAATTCTGTGTATCGTATATTAGTTTTTCTACTAATTTATAGACTTTAGAGTCAGACTTTGATTGAGTATCTAAAAGCAGATAATCTAAAGTTACATTAAATAATTCTACAAGTTTTTTTAATAATTCTGGATCGCTAGGAATACTTTTTCCCGTTTCGTAGTAACTAACAATTCTCGAGGATACTCCTAACTTTGTGGCTAAATCTTTTTGGGTCATACCCTTGGCTTCACGGAGTTTCTTTAGATTTTCACTGAAAGACATATTAATCACCACCTAAAGCCATTATAACAATAAGAACCATAAGACACAATATTTTTCTCAAAAAACATTAAGACGTATATTGACATAACTAACGTATTACGTTAAAATTAAAGGCAACAAACGAGAAAGGAGCGTTAGAGATGAGGCCAACAATTGATTTTAAAGGTGATCTTGGAGCAGTACTTAGATACCACTGTACAAAAGTGGGCATTAGTATTGCTGGCTATGTCAAGGGGTTAGTGTATGATGATTTGTTAAAGAAGTATCCTAACTTACTTGATGAAACAAAAAAAGAAACTGTCACACACTAACCGACCAAAGTTACCGTGACAGTTTCAAAGCAGAAAGGCGTACGGAAAACGTACTATTTCTTAAAATAGTATAGCATTTTTACGTATGCCTTTCAAGATATTTATTTTGGGAGGCATATTTTTATGAAAAACGAACTGAAGATTTTTGAAAATGAAGCTTTTGGTAAAGTTAGAGTAATTGAAAAAAATAATGAACCGTGGTTTGTAGGTAAAGATGTTGCAGAGGCGCTGGGGTATAGCCAACCAGCTAAAGCAATTAGGGAACATGTAAAGGATACTCATAAAGGGGTGTCTGAAATGGACACCCCCGGAGGCAGGCAGCAAATAATAATTATCGACGAAGCTGGATTATACTCATTAGTCCTTCGTTCAAAATTGCCAGCTGCTGAAGCTTTTCAGGAGTGGGTAGTTGCTGAGGTAATTCCTTCTATTCGTAAAACTGGATCGTATTCTGTAAATCAGGATATGAAGGCCAAAGAAGTAGAAGCTCGATTAAATAACAGTCGTGCAAGAGTTGCATCGACATTCCTTAAAGTTGCTCAAATGACTGATCTGCTAGAATATAAGCATATCTGCCAGCAGAAAGCAGCAGAGGTTTTGAGCGGCGTACCATTACTACCAATGCAGTCTATAAACGAAAATACTTTATCTGCTGATGAGGTCGGCAGAGAACTTGGAATCAGTGGTAATATGGTTGGCAGGATTGCGAACCAGCATAATTTAAAAACTGCTGAATATGGTAAATATTTTTATGACAAATCACGTCATTGTCAAAAACAGGTAGAAACATTTAGATACTATAGGAAGGTAATTCCAGTAATACAAAGTATTATTGATAATAAAAAAGTAGGAGCGTAATATAAAATAAGAAACACCCGCCGCACCTTGGAAAGTATAGCGAGTGTTTCAACCACCAGCCGAAGCTGATAACAATAGTATAGCAGTTTTCGGCTGGTATATCAAGGAGGATATACCATGAACGGAAACAGGTCGTCGTGTCCTGACGATAAAGCAGAAGCTGTCGCCAGATTTATACACGCAGTAAAAAATATGACTAAGAATGAGTTTGAATTAAAGTATATAAATGAAAGCGGTGATCCAAAAGTGGATGATTCGTCGAATGATGTAAAAAAATATATTGAGGATTGGGCTTCGTATGATGATTGTATAAATGATTTTATTAGTGCTATAGAATCTTTGTGCGGTAATAATGCAGCTGTTACAGCACTTTTATGTTCAGTAATGACTTATTCTAAAAAGCAAGGACAATTAGAAGCAAAACTGGAAAAGCTTGGCATATCAGCAGATAATATCTTGGAAACTTATTGTAAATTATTTGAGAAATAAATTTTAAAAAGTTTCCGACAAAATGCCATTTAACAAGAGTTAAAATAGTAATGTAAGGTTATTGGATATGAGAGCAGAGGCGATGTAAAAAAATTAAAAATGTATCCGACAAAACCACTATAAAAATGAGTTAAAATAGTATCATAAAGTTAGTTAGAACTTAATAGAAAGCGCTTACTTCGGTAGGCGCTTTTTTATTTGGAAGGAGAGGCTTATGGAAACAAAACATAGTAACAAAGAGCAAGTTTTAAATTTATTTCAAAGTATGATTAATGAATTAAGAACTAAAAATTTTAAGAATGAAGATTACAGATTGTTTGGTGAAATTTTTGCAAGATTAGGAAGTATTTGCCATGATCTAAAAGAGTTTGAATCATCTGCAATGCTTTTAGAAAAAGCATTATCTAAAAATCGAGGCGATCTATTAAGCGAATCCGAAGAACATGATTCTTAATGTCATTAATTATTAAAACTGAAAATTTCTAGTATTAATAATTGGAGGTATATTTTTATGCAAAATTTTGCTGCAATCAAAAATGGTCAAGTTATAGGTTGGGCTAATGACAGAGACACTTTGATAAAAGATCTATTGAAAAAAGGGATATTAAAAAACTGTGATATAAGTCAGAAAGCTTTACCAGATGTTCTTAGAATTATTGAAGAACTGACAGAAAAAGTACAGGCTCTGCAAATTGAAAATAAACAACAAAAGCAGATTATAAATGAAATGCAACCTCGAATAAGCTATTGCGATTTTATCCTAAACAATAATATAAAGATGTCGGTAACGCAGATTGCAAAAGACTATGGTATGAGCGCAAAGAAAATGAATAGCCTGCTTCATGAGTTAGGTGTTCAGTATAAACAAGGCGGTATATGGTTTTTGTATGAAAAATATCAGTGTGACGGATATACCCAAAGCAAGACTTTTTCTACTGCTGACGGTGAAAATAGATTTCATACTTATTGGACGCAAAAAGGGCGACTGTTTATTTATCACTTATTGAAGAACAAAGGCGTACTTCCAGTTATAGAACAGGAGTGAAATTATGGATAAAGAGGCTATCATACAAGACCAAATAAATTTACTGTTGGAGGAGCAGAAAAAGGCTGCATCTTTGGACGAGAAGTTAAAGATAGCATCAACTATAGCCAGTATGCTAAATGCTACTGTGGTTAAAGATGCTCCGGCCTCAGCAAAAATATAGGGGGGCGAGCATATGACTGTACAGAATACGACAGTTAAAGATATTTATGTTGGTAATGGAGCGACAACGAAATTCCCAATAACATTTCAGATGACGGATCATCCTGAATATATAAAAGTATATATTACAGGTGATGATAACGTTGCCGTAGAAACGGAGAATTTTTCTGTTGATCTTGGAGCTAAAACAGTTACTTATCCAGCTAATGGCGATCCGCTGCCTGATGGTCATAAAATAACTATTTATCGTGAGCTACCATTGTATCAGCTAATGAACCTGGTTAATCAAGGTCCGTTTTTTGCAGAGAATATTGAATTGTCTTTTGACGATCTAACTTTTATATGTCAGCAATTAAATGAAAAATTGAATAGGACATTATCTGCTGGTATTGATGTAAGTAATTTTAATAATACTTTTCCGGTAAAGGCTGGAATGAGTTTTAGAATCAATGATGCTGGTGATGGGCTTGTGCTGACGGAGGACCCGGCGAGGGTGTTACCTTTAGCTAAAGATGTATTAGAGCAAACGAAACAGGTCAAAGAGAGCGCCGTTAACGAAACAACAAATATTAAAAATACTGCAATCGAAGAGCTGACCGCTATAAAAGATGCTGCAGTAAATGAGACTACGGAAATAAAGGACGAAGCTGTTGCTGCTAAAAATACCGCTGTTGGAGCTGCGGCTACTGCGGCAGAAGATGCTGTTAATAACGTTCAAACGTTACTTGATGAAAAAGTGGCTGCCGCAGAAAACGCAAAAAGTGCAGCTGTTTCTTCTGCTGAATCTGCATTAGCAAGTAAAAATGCTGCGGCTGCATCACAGTCGTCTGCTGCTGCCAGTGCAGAAACAGCCCAGGCTTCGGCAGAATCAGCTTCTAGCAGTGCTAATGCTGCATTAGCAAGTAAAAATGCAGCATTAGCAAGTGAGAATAATGCGAAAGCTAGTGAAACCAAATCTGCAAAAAGTGAAGAAAATGCTAAGGCTGCTGAAACTGCTGCAGAAAATAGTAAAAAAAGTGCTTCAGATTCAGCTAGTGCGGCTTCTAGTAGTGCTGAATCTGCATTAGAATCTAAAACGTTAGCTGCAGCATCAGCAAATTCAGCTTCTGCGAGTAAGACAAGTGCAGAAAGCAGTGCTGAATCAGCAGCATCTTCAGCAACTACAGCTACAAGGCAGGCAGACAGAGCGCAGGATATTGCTGACAGCTTAGAAGGTTTAGCTGGCATTACTGGTATAGCAACAACAGATGAAGCTATCGCTGGTGTAGTTGATAACAAAGCAATGACGCCGTTAAAGACGAAAAAGGCTATAGAGCAAGGTACTAATGTTTTTACAGCTTTAAATACTTTCAGAGCAAACATTATAGTATCAAACGGCAGTGCGGCAGGTAGCAGTGGTAATATAAATTTTGGTATTTCTCCAACAAATGAAACAGTACAAGCAAGAATTGGGACGGATAATTTAGGTGGATTATTTTATAACGCAAGCACAAATCAACCTCATGTATTTAGAGTTGGAACGAATAATAATGTGTTTGTCATACGTGACGATAATACGAAAGTAGCTTTTTCTAGCAATAATAATTTCTTTGCAACGGTCACACATGATGGTGTTGCAAAATGGTTAGGTAATGCAAATACAGCTACGAAACTAGAAACCTCCCGCACAATAAACGGCGTGGCTTTCGACGGAACGAAAGATATAATTGTAGACTCCAACCCAGTGGGAACAATAATCGCCGTGGCATATACAGGGGTGCCGGAAGGATATATGCACTGCAATGGTGCAGCAGTTAACAGAACTACTTATGTTAATCTATTTAATAAAATCGGTACATTTTACGGTGCTGGCGATGGTAGTACTACATTTAATTTGCCTAATACTGTAGCTAGATTCCTAGAGGGCGGCATAGGTGCCGGAACTTACTACGAAGCTGGGCTGCCTAATATTACTGGTAATATTTCAGCATTTAAATCTAGTATTAGTGGTGCGTTTGTAGGAAGTAACAATACTAACAGATACGATGGTTGGAATGATAACGAAGATGAATATGCAGTATCTACCAGTTTTGATGCTTCTCGTAGCAATAGAATTTACGGTGCAAGTACTACTGTGCAGCCGCCTGCTATGACTGTAATTTACTGCATTAAATATTAAGGGGAGAACAAAGATGAAATTATATTATTATGACGAGAACGGATATTATAGTGCAATGTCAGAAGCGTTTTTAGACCCGCTTGAAACAGAACTGCAAGGGAAAGAAGTGTGGCTTATACCACCGCACGCAACAACTATTGAGCCACCATCAAGCGCAGATGGACACATTATAAAATTTAATGGGAAGACATGGGAACTGGAAAAAATGCCTGATCCGGAGCCGGAACCAGAACTTACGTTAGAAGAATTAAAAGCCCAAAAGCTTAAACTTGTTGATGCATGGACAGCAGATAAAATTACTGGCGGTTTTATTTCTCAATGCACCGGTAACCCTGTGAGGTATGATAGCGATAAGGATACTCAGCTTACGATGCAGGGAATTGCACTGAATGTCAGCACAGAACGTTTTGCAAACGAATATCCTTTGGGATGTCCAGTCAGGGGCTATAAAGAAGGAGAAACTGAAAAAACAATACAGTATCTTAACGCTACTCAGGTATATACCTGGTGTGCTGATTTATCGTCTCATATAGGGGCTTGCAAGCAGCAAGGATGGATTAAACAGGCACAGGTAGAGGCTGCGTTAAGCAAAGAGGATTTGGACGCTATTATATTAGATTAGGCGGTGCAAAGATGGTTGAAATGGCAATGGCCTCAATAACAATCTTTAGCTTTTTATTTGGCATAGTAGGTTTTGTATTTAAGATTTGGATAATAAATCCTTTGTCTACGGCGATAGAGAACCTCCAAAAGACTGTTGACGCTTTAGCTAAGACTATTAATAGGGAACAAGAACGTACAACAGATTTAAAAATAAAATTTGCTGAGATTGATCAGAGGGCAAAATCTGCACATAACAGGATTGATGAAGTTGGTGAACGGCTATTGCTGGTAGAAAACAAATGTAATAACTGTTCATGTAAGGATAAGTGATATTTATGTTTGAGAAAATAAAAAACTTAATAGTAGGTGCTAGAAACAAAGTAGCCTCAATGTCGCCAAAAATAATGGCTGTCATTGTAGGCTATTTTATTGCAGTAGTTTTACTGATACTGACCTATTACGCTGCGTGGATGTATATGTGGTTGTGGCTAGATAAGATTATTATGTCTGACCTGCTGGCGTTGATACGTGAGATCACAAGTCCGGCTATGGTTGCATTTGTGACCTTTGTAGCTACGAGTTTAGTTGATACAGACGGGGACGGTGTCCCTAATAAATTTGAACAGGAGGCAGAGAATAATGGGGGCAGTAACAAAAAGAATCACTTTAGATGAGCTGCGGCAGTTAGCAGCAAGAGCTAGAGGTAATATTGATAAGATTTATCTACACTGGTCAGCTGGTATTTATCACCAGTTTTTTAGTGACTATCACCTAAACATTGACAGCGACGGCGCTGTTATGGCGACAACCGATGATTTAACTGAATATAAGGCTCATACATGGCGGCGCAATTCTAGAGCTATTGGGATTGCTTTAGCATGCTGTGTAGATGCTGTAGCCTATGCTGATGGTAGTATCGACTTTGGCAACGTGCCACCGACAGAGTTACAGATAGATAGTATGGCGAAAGTTGTAGCTGTATTGTGTGAGGAGCTTGGATTGGACATTGATGCCGATACCGTAATGACACATGCAGAAGCAGCAGACTTAGACGACTACGGCCCGGCAACTACTTTTGAACGATGGGACTTGTGGAAATTGCCAGATGTGCCAGGCGACGGAGAACTGAAACCAGGCGGTGATGTTATTCGTGGTAAGGCGATCTGGTGGCATCATAATTGGTAAAGATTGTATAAGGAGGTGACTAATATGGAAAAACAGCGTATTTTGATTTGGGCTGGTATTGCTCTTGCGATTTTGGTAGGGTGCATTACTTATTACAATCTGTAAGATAAAACCCAGCCACAGAATTAGCCTGTGCGTTGTTTTATCTCCAAAACACTAGGAAATATAAGTGGGAGTATAGAAAACGGCGCACAGGTTGATTATATTGAAAATAGAACTATCTTAATGATAATAAAATAAAATTTAATTTGAAAGAAGGGCAGAAAGTGAATGAAGAAAAACAAATCAGGTATAGCAAATATCTTGTTATTAGTTTTGCCCTTATTGCTGTGCTTATCATTTTCTTTAAATTGTTTTGCGGAGGAACTTCCGGAAACAATAACGATGTCCAGGGAACAGTTCAACGAATTGCAGACGATAATAAACAGACAGGAAAATCTGTTGATAGGGCTATCGAACAAGTTGGAACTGCAGCAGATGAACTCGAACGAGCTGAAGAAGCTAATCGAAGAGCAGCGTTTATCTTATCAGAAGATAAGGAGCGAGCTAATGCTTGCGCAGGAATCATTGTCGAACTCCAAAAAAACAATAGCAGAGCAAAATCAATCCTTGCAGACGTTGAGCGAGCAAATAAAGAAGCAGAAGGACGTTAACCGGCGCAGAGAGCGACAGAAAGCATTTTGGGGCGGTGTGGTCGGTTTGTTTGTTGGTGCTACCCTTAAATAGCAAAAGCCTACCATTAATTTGGTAGGCTTTTTTTAATTCATATAAAGATTGAAAAGTGGTCGCACTTTTGGACGCACTTTACCGCTTTTTGATGCGATTTAGCGACTGTTTACTAAGCATTGGAAGATTTGAAAAGATAAAATAAAAAACCGTCAAAAGCCTTGAAAAGTAGGCTTTGGCGGGAGTTTTTCATTCGTGCGGCCCCGCGGGGACGAAGCACCACCCACCAC